CATCAACATTCATCTCTTGCTGACTTTTATTATTACCCATCTCGATAAACTTTTTACATCTATCCCAAACATCATTTACTTTTGATGATGGAATACCTGATACATACATCATAGTTTTGTGTAGTTACCTGCTGCATTTACAAAATAAATGCCCTCACCACTACCAGGATCGAAGTTTGTACCATCGGCATAAATAATATCTCCTTGTTTCTTTCTACCTGGTGTTGTGTTTTTAACCTCAATAAAAGTTGTAGGTGTTTCTTCTAATGCACCTTGTAATTTAATAAGTTCCTGAAATAAATATTGTGGTAAATCTTCTATATTATCAGGCACAGGATTTGGTGTATATCTTGGTGCTTGTGCCATTATCTTTCTCCTATTACTTCATATTCTAAATCATAACCATTTAATTCAAAAGTAGAAGATGATGTATGTTGAAATCTTACTGCTATATATTTACCTGTGGCTCTAGCGTCTACTTTATTTTGACTATTAGGGTTATACTCTTGTGCTGATGTAAACGTATATGTGCCATTAGGCGACATAGAACTACCAATAGATATTTGTGCAGTTCCTGTTCCTGCCATTCTTGGTGTTAGTTTTCTAACTTGCTTTACTGTATTAGTATTGCCATCAAGAACTAAACCTTTTCTTTCAAGAGTCATAGTAAAATTAGAACCTGCAAAATCAAATCCTTTATCACCTCTAAAAAACTTAGTATCATTAGTACCTGCCATCAAAATGCTTACTTCTGATGGATTATAATTTCTTTCTCCCCAAGTATCTGTAGTATTGTATGATATCCATGTTTGTGATTGTCCTGACCATATTTCAGTTGATGTGCCTGGATTTACAATACCTGTATTAATATGCAATATATTAGGCAAATCTCTAAAACTAAAAGCATTTTTTCGATAATTCCATATTAATGCTTTATTGCAAAAAGTAGATCCAACTGATGGATAAGATACCCATATTTCATTTTTTTGTTTATTATGAGTTGCAAATATATTTTTAAAATTTGTAGTATCAAGATCATCAAATAATGTCCTTTTTACAATATCAGTAGCTACCGATTGCTTTGATACACCATTATGAACAATTAAATCTCCTTCTACTATAACAAAATGTTTATTATCAAATTCTACTGCACAGTTTCTAGATAATATACCTGTATCATTAAATAATTTTTGAAAACTAAATACAAGATTACCACCAATATAATTCATTAACCATGTGCTTCTTTCTTTGTAAATTACAAAAGATTTATTAAGCTGAAACCCATCTACAATAAAATCTCCTTCATCTCCAATAGTATTTGTACCAGCATCGTTAGTTGCACCTGCAACCCAAGTGCTAGGTATAGAAATTGATGTATCAGACCATCTTACTTTATTAGGAAGATTAGTTCCTGATTCTGTCATGTTTAAAGCTATAAGATAATTACCATAAGATCTCATAGATTTGCATGTAGTATTTGAAGGCCAATTAGTTAAATCTATAAATTTTGATGTTGAAGTATCAAATAACTGTGGATCATCTACTCCATTATTAAGTATTGGATTACCATTAAATATTGTGCCTACCCAATTACCTACTCCAGTTAAATTAGTTGAGTAATCACCACCTGATGCTCTAGTTACATCTGTATGATTTGTACCATCTGTTCTAAATATTTTTGCTGTTCCTGCATAAAACCAAAAATTTGATGTGCCTGTTAAGTTAATTAAAAAATAAGGTGCTACTGATGGATTAGTAAATACTATATCATGGCCTAATATTTTTTTAGCTGCGTTATCTTCAAATCTTGCATTTTCTGTGTGCGAAAAAAATTCATTTGGTAGTGCAGTAGGATTTACATCTTTTACCATTCCTTCTGGTGGGCCTACTTGAAATACTGCCATTATACTGTCCTTTTCCACATATATACAACGATGTATGGTTGTAATAAACTAAATGCAGACGTGCTACCTGTTGATCCTGTGTTTACGTTTGTAGTTGAGGTTGTGTTACCTTGTGAAATACCACCAGCGTCTGTATCAGATGTCGATGCTGCTATTGTGTGAGTATGTGCAGGTAATTCCGAAATGCTTAATGTTTTAGTTTTTGCACCACCAGTTTCTTCTGCTGCATCAAAATCTGTATCACCTGAATCAAGACCAACCATTACACGACCAGCTCCAAATGCTGTCCATGTACCAAAACCAAGAAGTGTTGCAGGATTAGTAGAAACTGATGCATTTATGTAAATAGATCCTACAGGATATACAGCTTGTAATGTAGCAGCAGTATTGCCACCTACTGTTAATGTTCCTGTCATAGTAAGATTTCTAATTCCTGTAATATCTTTATTAGCATCTGCTGTTATAGCTTTTGATGCTTCTGCTGTTCCAAGTGTAGCAACATCTACATAATTTAATTCTGTGGTGTTTGCTGTAACACCATCAAGTAAATTTAACTCTGTATGTGTTGATGTAACAGCTCCTGATATATTTGGAAAGGTTGCTTTAACTGTTGATTTGACAAGTCTTATGTGGTCATCGCCCTCATTAACAGGATCTCCTGCTGCTGGGTTTGAGCTGTTAAGACTGTCTATAAATGTTCCTGTTTCTAATCCCATAAAATTCTCCTATCTCGCTGTTGCTGGTACGCCATTTGTTGAAACAATGGGTTCTTCTAAAAATGCTATATATAAATACTTATACCCATCTCCTAACCAAGCATTACTTGTTGATATCTTAAACCCATTGGCTCTAAAATCTATCCACGATACACCATGACCACTATATTGACCATCAGTTTGTGCTTCTTTAGCATTAGTATTTTCAGGTGTCATAAAGTATTGATTGCCAGAACCCTGCAATCTATTGTAGTTCATTCCATAATCTTGCATAACCCACTTACCACCAGCAGTCATAGATTTAATCAAAACCATTCTAGGTTTCCCACCTGTATATACAAAAGCTGAATCGTTTGTTCCATTACCTCTATATAAACCTACATGGCTAAATCCTTTTATGCCTACAAAACAATAAGCCACATAATCACTGGTACTATTATTGACAGCATTAGCTGTTCCTATACTAAAAACACTTGTGGTGGGAGCAGTGTCATTAAACCTAGTATTATCATCTGTTAATCCATCATTATGTCCTAATTCTATGTAGTCTGTTTCAGGATCTGTACTAAATGATGAATTGTCATCACTATTAAATTTACTTGAATATATTGTCCAATAACCAGTAGCATTATTTATTCTTTTAATAATAATGTAATCAGGTTTTTGTCCTAATCCATGTCCTACTGTTGCTGCACTACCTGTGCCTGTATATTTAACAACAGACATACCAGCAGAAGCATTTGCTTGTACTGTTGCTGTAATAGAACCATCTCCATTCGATGATGTTGTACCACCATTTATTTTAAATAATTGCGTAATGTAATTATCACTTGCGTTATTTGTACTCGATTCATTACCTGTGAGAGTAAGACCATCTGATGTAAAACTTGCTACTCTTGTAGCTGTTTCTGCGTCATCGTTTGTGTTGAGATACATATTGCTAGTGTTACCTCTAGTGCTATCAACACAGTTCCAGTTAGTAGAGCCTGTGTCCATATTTTTTGTCCATACTATATCAGGTTGAAAATCTAAACCACTTATCGTTGTTGTCGAATCTGAACCTGTGTATCTTACTGATGTAAAGTGTGCTTTATTCTTTGGTATTGATGCGTATGCCATAATATTTTCCTATCCATAATCTTTTAAATTATTAGTACACAATGAATAAAAACCACTAGGTGGGCTATATTCAAATGTACCATTTCCACCATTATCTGCTTGTGCTGATGCTAGTGCTGTATTTCCAAATTTGCCTGTTGCTCCAAAGTTTACTTGTAATTCTGCTGATCCAGACAATTCATAAGTAGTAAATAAAGGAGAATAAAATACTGGTGTAGTTCCCTCTCCACTTGGGTTTACTGTAAAGGTTACATGAGGATATGTGCCACTAGCTGGAACACCTGTACCACTACCACCATCTAACCATGTGCCATTAACACCCCACCAACATTTACCATTATCTAAATCTAATGCACATTGGATAATATCATTTTGTGCTATGGTTGGTCCGAATGATGTTAAAACATCTGCATTATCGTGTTTAACTTTTTTGAGTTGATTACTTGAATTTGTACTACTCATAAACATCCATGATGAATTATCAGT